TCGCAGATCTTAAAACTAGAGTGGCAAGCGAAGCTACTCAAGGATGGATTAGAGGACTTGACGGGCGTAGACTAACTGTGCGGTCTGAGCACGCAGCACTAAACACACTGCTACAGAGTGCCGGTGCAATTGTTATGAAACAGGCCTTGATTCTTCTGGATAACTATGGTATACTATGGGGACTTGACTACAAGATTGTAGGTAATATCCATGATGAAGTCCAGAGTGAAGTAAAGGCTAAAGACGCAGAGAAGTTTGGAAGGCTAGCAGTCTCTTGTCTAGAGGCAGCAGGACTACATTTTAACCTAAACTGCAAACTTGCAGGGGAGTACAAAATTGGAACAACTTGGTCAGAAACACACTAATCAGTGTATTGATTGCGATGTGGATCTAGTTCTAAATGAGAACTGGACTGAGGCACGAAAGAAGCAGTCTAAATACCTATGTAAGACCTGCTGGCATGGTAGAGAAATGTATGTGGATAACAAGTACATATCAAGGTCACATCCTTTATATAAGGCAGGACGCTATAAGTCTTTTGGCGATGCAGCCTTTAGCTCTCTAGAGAACTACGAGACTGCAAAGGAAGGACAAGTGTACATCATTGTTAACCCAGCGTTCCCTAGTTGGTGTAAGATAGGAATGGCTGTAGACGCAAAGGACAGGCTGAAGCAGTACCAGACCAGTTCGCCCTACAGGGACTACAAGCTGATGGCAACGTATGACACCAGTGACAGACGCAAGGCTGAGAAGTTTGCACATGATCTACTAGAGAAGAGACATGAGCGTAGAGGCGAATGGTTCTGTATTCAGCACCCTGTCGCTGCATCTATACTAGAGTTACCCATGAGAGAGTTTCAATGAAAACAGTTAACACAGTAGTAGAGGACATATATTCTCTTATGACAACCAAGCAGCCTGACGGCTCTGTGGACGTTGAACAAGAGATTGATAAGTTCGGTGAAGCTGTAAAGGAACTCATGCGAAAGGAGTTTACTCCTAGGACATCTTTTGATGACAGGAAGCTACGCTTGTCTAACATAGGTAAGGACGATAGATACCTATGGAATAACTATAACAACAAAGGCCCAGTAGAGGAGATACAAGGGCCGACATATGTTAAGTTTATGTACGGGCATTTGATTGAGGAAATGCTACTGTTCTTAACACGCATGTCAGGACACTCTGTGACTGATGAGCAGAAGGTGTGTGAGGTAGAGGGCATTATAGGTCACATGGACTGCAAGATTGACGGTATTGTAACGGACATCAAGTCCACCAGTACCTACGCATTCAAGAAGTTTAAGGACGCTACACTAGCCTATGATGATCCCTTTGGGTATGTAGACCAGATCAAGGCCTATGCGTACTCTGAGGGAGAGACTAAGGTAGGTTGGCTTGCTATGGACAAGCAGAACGGTCACATAGCGTGGCTACAGTATGACCTAGAGGACACAGAAGCACCAGTGTACTCTGCTATCAGTGGTGACATAGCGGAACGGATACGCCATGTAAAAAAGCTGGTGGAGTTGGAGGAAGCGCCAGATTTCTGCAACGAAAGGGTAGCGGATGGCAAAAGTGGAAATATGAAGTTAAACGTAGGTTGTTCCTACTGTCAGTTCAAGCGTTCATGCTTTCCAGAACTGCGTACTTTTCTTTATTACGGTGGCCCAAGGTATTTAACGGAGGTGGTAAATGAGCCTAAAGTCCAAGAGATTTTCTAAGAACATCTATAGGTCTGGACTAGAGAAGAAGTTTGCTGAGTTAATGCCTAAGGGCAGGTTCCTGTACGAACCCTACGACATACCATACGTTATGCACAGGAAGTACAAGCCAGACTTTGTAGACAAGAAGACCGGAGATTACATAGAAACTAAAGGTTTCTTTAGAGCAGGAGACACACAGAAGTACACATCTATACGCGATAGCATAGCACCTATCAGTCTGATATTTGTACTCTCTGACCCTAATAAGAAAGTCAGGAAGGGTTCTAAGATCACCATGGGACAGTGGTGTGTTAAAGAAGGCTTTGACTTTTATACAGTAGATGAGTATGCAGATGTCATTAACGATGGATGAAATTAAGGAACGGGTGTTGACTAGGTACGATATAGATGATATACTTAGTCTTCTAGATATAACCGCTGAAGAGATAGTAGACAGGTTTGAGGACAAATTTATTAACAGGCTTTGTCTCTTTGAAGAAGGGCTAGCAGAACAAGAACTTGAAGATTGGAGTGCAGACGATGAAGACGATTGACGATGCTACACCGGAGGAATGGAACAGCCTACGGTACGCCAAAGGGAGGATACAGGAAGATGATGCTGTAAACGAACACCCAGTGTTTGCTGAAAAAGCTATGAAAAGCAGCTATGACCCAGTAAACAAGCCAGCACATTATAACACAGGCTCTATAGAGGCTATAGAAGCTATAGAGGCTATGCTGTCCAGTGATGAGTACATAGGATACCTTAGAGGTAACGCTCTAAAGTACATGTGGCGATTTAGATATAAAGATAAACCTATAGAAGACTTGCGTAAAGCACGTTGGTATGAAGAGAGATTGATTAAATACATGTTGGAGAACCCTAGTGTTAAGTAAGGTAGGTAAGCAGGACTACTTAGGAATAATTATTGACTACGATAGGGAAGATGATCTTAATAATTTCTCAGTAGAGACACTGAAGGATAGATACTTATGGCAGGATGAAACCCATGCACAAGAAGCATTCGCAAGAGCCTCAGTCTATGGTGCAACGTATCAAGAGGCTACTGACTACGATCTTGCACAGCGACTTTACGAGTACGCTAGCAAGAGCTGGTTTGGTTTTAGCACTCCTATACTTAGCAACGGGGGAACCACTCGTGGTTTACCTATTAGCTGCTTTCTCAATTATGTTCCTGATTCGCGTGGCGGTCTTTCTGCACACTACGATGAGAACATATGGCTGGCGAGTGGAGGTGGAGGCTTGGGTGGATATTGGGGTGATGTTAGAAGTAACGGGGTTTCTACTGCTAACGGTAGTCAGTCTACTGGTAGCATCCCTTTCATGCATGTAGTAGACAGTCAGATGCTGGCCTTCAACCAAGGCGTTACAAGAAGAGGTAGTTATGCAGCGTATATGGACATCAGCCATCCAGAGATTGAAGAGTTTATTGCTATGCGAAAGACAACTGGTGGAGATCTTAATCGTAAATGCCTTAATCTACACAATGGTGTTAACATTTCTGATGCATTTCTCAGGCGTGTAAAGAATGATGAGAACTGGAGACTCATAGACCCTAAGTCTAAGCAGGCTATCAAGACTGTATCAGCTAGGGATCTATGGTGGCAGCTACTGCACACTAGAGCAGAGACAGGTGAGCCATACATTGTAAACATGGACAGGTGTAATGAAGCACTGCCACAGTCTCAGAAGGAGCTAGGCTTAAAGATACGCCAGAGTAACCTATGCTCAGAGATTACACTACCTACAGGTGAAGACCGTACAGCAGTCTGTTGCTTGTCAAGTGTTAACCTAGAGTACTTTGATGAATGGAAGGAGCACCCTTTGTTCATAGCTGATCTAGTTACTATGCTGGATAACATCATTGAACACTTTATTGATAATGCTGTATACAATCGTCCTTGGACAGAGCCTAGTACATTAGAGGAGTTTGTTTCTTATGTTGAACAAAGTAAAGCAGGGTTTGCAAAAGCCGCTTATAGTGCATATAGAGAACGTGCGATTGGCCTTGGAGCAATGGGCTTTCATAGTTACCTTCAACGTCATGGAATCCCTTTTGAGGGAATGTACGCCTCAAGCTTCAACAATAGAGCATTTAAGCTCATCAAAGAAAGGGCTGAAGAGGCTAGTATTGACTTGGGTACAAGTCGTGGGGCAGCACCTGATATGGCTGGTAGTTCTAGGAGGAATTCTCACTTGCTTGCTATTGCCCCTAACGCTAGTAGCAGTGTTATATGCGGTGGAACGTCTCCTTCTATTGAGCCTACGAGGGCTAACGTATTTACGCACAAGACGCTGACAGGCTCATACAAGGTACAGAACAAATACTTAACTGAACTACTGGAATCTAAGGGGATGAACAATGAGAAGACTTGGAAAGCTATTGCGGCGGCTGAAGGCTCTGTGGCGGAACTTAATGGACTTACTGAAGATGAGAAAGATGTATTTAAGACAGCGCCTGAACTTAATCAGATATGGATTATTGAACATGCGTACCAACGTCAGAAGTATGTATGCCAAGCACAGTCTGTGAACCTGTTCTTCAACCCACCACCAGCTACAGCACCACAGGAGGTACATGATGAGTATCTGGAGTATGTTAACAGTGTACATTGGACAGGAGCTAACAAACTCAAATCTATGTATTACCTGCGCTCTACGGCAGCTAGAAATACAGAGAATGTTAACATTAAGATACCAAGAATTAACCTTGAGGAAGGGGAGTGCCTAAGCTGTGAAGGATGACCATCCAATATATAGGGCTAAGTTTTACATAGATGAGCTAAAGAAACACGTTACATGGCCTGCTTACCTAGAGTACTATAGGGAGCAGGACAGTGACATAGCTACTTACGCAGGCTTCTGTGCTCAGATGTGGGCAAA